TATGTTACATTAGATAAACTTGTAGAACATACTTGTAAGAATAAAACAGATGACCAAATATGTAATTTTATAGACAAAGTGGTAAACAGTAGAATAGAACCATTTTTAAATAAATGTTTTGAAGAACTAGCAGAATATACTAACGCATTTAAAAATTGTATGGTGATGAAACGAGAAGTCATAGCAAACAAAGGTATATGGGTTGCAAAGAAAAGATATATGTTAAACGTATTAGATGAAGAAGGTGTAAGGCTTTCCGAAACAAAACTAAAGATTATGGGTATTGAGGCCGTTAAGTCATCAACACCTAAAGTATGTAGAGGTAGAATTAAAAAGGCCATAGAAATTATAATGAACAAAGATGAAGAAACATTACAGAAGTTTATTGCTGACTTTAAAAAAGAGTTTTTTAATATGTCGGCTGAAGAAATATCTTTTCCTAGGTCTTGCAATAATATGAAGAAGTATAAAGACAGTAATAATATCTTTATTAAAGGCACACCAATACACGTGAAAGGTGCTCTAATATATAATCATCAAATCAAACAATTTAAATTATCTAACAAATATCCTTTTATACAAGAAGGCGATAAGATTAAGTTTCTTAAATTGGTAGACGCCAATCCATTTAAGTTTGATGTTATTAGTTATATTACTACTTTACCTAAAGAGTTTAAATTACAACAGTATATAGATTACGAAACACAATTTGAAAAAACATTTTTAGATCCTATGAGATTTGTATTACAGGCTATTGGTTGGCAACAAGAGAAGCAAGCAAATCTGGAATCATTTTTTCAATGATGAATTGGTTATTCTATACTTTACCAGAAAATAAAAGAAGCCATTACTTTATTTGCTTATGGATATCTTTAGTTTTTATACCATCTTTATTTCCTGACAAATATAGTTTTAACATTACACAGTCAGCTTTAAATTTTATATGTTATGATATTTTATATTATTTTTTATTAACAAAAGGATATTTTGATAGATGATACCGTTTCCTAATAAAAAATATAATATTATTTACGCCGACCCTCCTTGGCATTTCGAAAATTGGAATAATGAAAAAGCTCAAACAAATCCTTTAAATCATTATCCAACTATGAATATGAAAGAGATACATAATTTACCTGTAAAAAATATAGCAGCTGATGATTGTGTTTTGTTTATGTGGTGTACAGATCCATTATTAGATAAACAAATACCAGTTGTTGAAAGTTGGGGATTTAAATATAAGACAGTAGGCTTTGTATGGGCAAAAACAAATAAAGATAGAATTAAAAATTATTATTTTAAAGGGCCTGGTTATTGGACAAGAGCTAATCCAGAAATATGTATATTAGCAACAAAAGGTAAACCAAAAAGAGTAGGCGCTAATGTAGATAGATTAGTTGTTGCTGAAAGACGTGAACACAGTAGAAAGCCAGATAGAGTTAGAAATGATATAGTAGAACTTTGTGGTGATTTACCAAGAATAGAATTATTTGCTAGACAAAAATTTGATGGATGGGATTGTTGGGGTAATCAAGTATGAAAACATTAACAAAAGAACAAGCACTACATTGTGCTAAAATATTTAAAGATTATTTTGGTAATTTTTCTCGTATAGATGAATATATGAGAGATCAAAAGATTGCCTCTATACAAAGTATTCCTGCTGGCCTTCCTGGTATGAGTTTAGAAGATGATTTGTTTTCTGATTTTACAATGTCGCCTAAAGATATGAAACTAGAAGTATTAGAAATTGATAATGTAACTTGGGACACCTGTATTAATATGATTTCAAGCCACAGTAATATGGTAAGTATTCCTGGTAAAAATTTAAAATTGGCAATAAAAGAAACATCCACAAATAAATGGGTAGGGTTTATTAGATTAAGTTCGCCAGTTATTAATATGAAACCTAGAAATGAACTATTAGGTAATGTACCTGATTTAAGTCATTTTAACAAAACGGCAATTATGGGATTTGTTATAGTACCATCTCAACCTTTTGGTTACAATTATCTAGGTGGTAAGTTATTAGCGGCCATTTGTTGTAGTCATTATGTAAGAGAACTTATGAATAAAAAATACAATATGAATTTATGTTTATTTGAAACTACAAGTTTGTATGGTAACAGTAAATCATCAAGTCAATATGATGGTATGAAACCTTTTGTAAGATATAAAGGCCTAACTGATAGTGATTTTATACCTATGTTACACGGATTACCTTTTGAAAAATTAAAAGACTATGTTGATAATATAGTTGGTGACTTAGTTAAAGAAGATGCTTCAAGTAAAAAATTAAAATTAACCAATGCAATTATAGGTTTAATTAAACGTTCTTTAAAAGATTATAAAAACGAATTAGAAGATTTTAATAAAGTTATCAACAACGCAAAAGACTTGACAGAACAGAAAAGATATTATATAAGCCACTATGGTATTAAGAACTTTATAGAAATTGTAAATGGTAAAACAAATACAATAATTAAAGATGAAACCTACGATAGGTTTGAACTAAACAATATCATAGAGTGGTGGAGAAACAAAGCCATTACACGATATGAAACATTAAAAAAGGAGAATAAAATAAGAAATGAACTTGAAATCTGGACCAAAAATAATAATCTACAAATCATCCGTTAGAGAAAGTATTTGTATAAATAAAACTATATATTTGATGTGATGGTGGAAGAAATTTTAACTAATAGAGAGATGGATAAAAATAACTTACTTATACACAAGCACTTAATTATTCGTGCTGAAGTAAAAAATCCTCCTAAAGACGAACAAAAACTTACCGAGTGGATGAAAGAGTTTATTTCTTTTATCAATATGAAAGTTTTAATGGGACCTTATGTTAAATATTGTCCTACACCAGGTAACCGTGGTATCACAGGTGTGGCCGTTATTGAAACAAGTCATATAGCCATACACGTTTGGGACGAAACCGACCCGGCCATTATGCAGTTTGACGTTTATAGCTGCTCAGAATTTGACCCTTATAAGATAGCAGATAAACTTCAATCTGATTTTGATGTAGTAAAACTAGACTATAAGTTCCTTAATAGAGAAACTGAATTGAAACCTATAAGATTAAAGAAAGATACAATGAAAAATTATGCAAATAGTAATAATCAACAGACTCAACAACCCACCTTATTTAATATCTCCTCACTTTAGTCCAAAAGAACTTGACAATTTAAAGGAAATGTTATATAATGATAATATCAAATACATATTAATATCTAGTGAAAAGGAGAATTTAGAATATGAGCAATTTTTTAAAAGACATAATTAAGGATGTAGGCAACGAATATGCAACATTAGTATCAGACGGTGTTGATAGTGCTGATGTAACAAATTTTATAGACACAGGTTCATATTCATTTAACGCATTATTATCAGGCAGTATCTTTGGTGGCCTAGCAGGAAATAAAATCACAGCAATTGCTGGTGAAGCCGCAACAGGTAAAACATTTTTTGCTTTAGGTATTTGTAAAAACTTTTTAGACAAAGATAAAGAAGCAGGCGTAATTTATTTCGAATCAGAAAGTGCCATTTCAAAAGAGATGATTGTATCTCGTGGCGTTGATGCTACACGAATGGTTATTGTGCCAGTGGCTACAGTACAAGAATTTAGAAATCAATCAATAAAAGTATTAGACAAATATTTAGAACAGCCAGAAGATAAAAGAAAACCTTTAATGTTAGTATTAGATAGTTTAGGTATGTTATCTACAACTAAAGAAATGGAAGATACAGCAGAAGGAAAAGAAACAAGAGATATGACAAGATCACAAATTGTCAAATCAACATTTAGAGTTTTAACATTGAAACTTGGCAGGGCAAAAGTTCCAATGATAATGACCAACCACACCTATGATGTCATAGGTTCTATGTACCCACAAAAAGAAATGGGTGGTGGTTCCGGTCTTAAATACGCTGCCTCATCAATCATCTATCTTGGTAAACGCAAAGAAAAAGATGGCGACAATCAAGTGATTGGTAATATTATCCACTGTAAAAACTATAAGTCAAGGTTAACAAAAGAGAATGCTCAAATAGATGTAAGACTCACATACAAATCTGGTTTAGACCGATATTATGGTTTGTTAGAGATTGCAGAAGAAGAAGGCATTTTCAAAAAAGTATCAACAAGATATGAATTACCAGATGGTACAAAAGTATTTGGTAAATCTATTAATGATGAACCTGAAAAATATTTTACAAAGGAAATATTAAAACAGATTGATGAAGCGACTAAAAAAAAGTTCCTCTACGGAGCCGAGTAGATACGTATTTGTCCAAAAGACAGGTGATGACTTTACTTGCATTAAACTAACAGAAGAAAAATATAAAGGTATTATATTTAAATACGGCGATGTAGGCTTTGCAAAAGATGAAAAGCCTGATGGTACGTTGCCAATGAGATTTAAGTATGATATTATAATGAATCCTTATGAGAAGGATACAACATCACAAGAATTTATAGATTACATAGGTGATTTATTAATAGAACTATTAGAAAAACAATTGACAGATGGAAAAGTTGAATTTAAGTAATGAACGAATAGAGATTACAGTACTACGTAATTTTATATTCAATGAAGCATTTACCAGAAAGGCATTACCTTTCTGTAAAGAAGATTACTTTACAAATCGTAATGAACGATTATTGTTTAGAGAAATAGATATTTTTGTAAACAAGTATAAAAATATACCTACAAGAGAGGCCTTGATTATAGAACTTGGCCAAAGAAAAGACATTAACGAAGATGAATTTAAATCTGTAAAAGAGTTATTAGATACACTTACAGATGAAACAGTTGACCTACAATGGTTGTTTGATACAACAGAAAAGTTTTGTAAAGACCGTGCCGTTCATAATGCTGTATTAACAGGTATTAAAATACTAGATAAGAAAGATCCTAAACTTACACCAGAAGCAATACCTGGTATTCTTGCAGATGCTCTTGCCGTTTCTTTTGATAATCATATTGGTCACGATTATATAGAAGATGCTCAAAGACGATTTGACTTTTATCATACTAAAGAAAAAAAATATCAATTTGATTTATCTTATATGAATCGTATTACAAAAGGCGGTGTACCACCTAAGACTTTAAATATCGCATTGGCCGGTACAGGTGTTGGTAAATCTTTGTTTATGTGTCATTGTGCCAGTGCCTTTCTTACACAAGGTTTAAATGTATTGTATATCACTTTAGAGATGGCAGAAGAAAGAATTGCCGAAAGAATAGATGCTAATTTATTAGACGTAACTATGGATGATTTACATTCTATGCCTAAACAATTGTATGATGATAAGATATTAAAGATAAGAAACAAGACGGCCGGTAAATTAATTATAAAAGAATACCCTACTGCTTCAGCACACGCTGGCCATTTCAGAGCATTGTTAAACGAACTTGCATTAAAGAAATCTTTTAGACCAAATGTTATCTTTATTGATTACCTAAATATTTGTTCAAGTAGTAGATTCAAAGGTGGTAATATTTCTTCGTACTTCTTCATTAAGGCAATAGCCGAAGAACTACGAGGTCTTGCAGTAGAATTTAATGTACCAATCTTTAGTGCTACACAAACAACAAGAACAGGTTTTGTAAGTACAGATATTGGTTTAGAAGATACTTCTGAATCGTTTGGTTTACCTGCAACGGCCGACTTTATGTTTGCTTTAATATCAAATGAAGAATTAGAAGCACTAGGTCAAATGAAGGTTAAACAATTGAAGAATAGATATAATGACCCTAGTATTAATCGTGCCTTTATTATTGGTGTAGATAGAGCGAAGATGAAGTTATATGATGTATCTAACAATGCACAAAACATTGTAGATGCTAACCAAAAACAAGTAGAAGTGAAAACAAGTTACGATAAGTTTTCAGACTTTAAAATATGAAGAAACAAAAAGTAAGATTTCATAGAAATGATAAAAGACCAGG